CTATCACTGGAAATATTTTAGATAAATTAATTGCAAATGGATGGCCTGAAAATGAAATTAAAGGAGATGCTTTAGCTAAAAACTTTGTATTAGAAGGAGTACCAGTTCAATATGAAAAAGGCGAAGGAGATGATACAGGAAGAACATTTCAAACTACGGGTTTAAATTATGATAATGCTTTATTTAATGGGGATTATGGTTTTGGGGGAACTGATGAAAGAGGTTATGTACCCAAACCCGGAATATTAAATGCCACTGTACAATATTATAATAATGGAGCTAATAGTAAAACAATTATTAAAATAAAGGCATGGAATAAAAGACAACTACAAATGATAGATGTTTTATATTTAAGACCTGGTTATACTTGTCTTTTAGAATTTGGATGGAGTGAATATTTAAAAAATGGAACTGCAGAAAAAGATTATTCTGATTATAGTTTAGGAGGAAATGAAGCAAGTGGTACAAAGCCTTTTATGTTTATGATGAATATGCTTCAAGAAGATAATGAAAACCAATTTAAAATATTAAAACTTATTCATGAAGAAAGAGTAGCAAGACACGGTAATTATGACGCAGTTTTTGGAAAAGTTAGTAAATTTTCTTGGAGTATGCAATCTGATGGAAGTTATGATATAACCTGTACTTTAATTGGAATGGGTTCTATATTAGAATCTTTAAAAGTAAATATTGCTAGACCTGTACCATCTGATGATGATAAAGGAATAATTACTAAAGTACTAGATGATATAAAGGATTCAAATCCTTATCCTTTAATTTCTAATAGAGATAGAACTCTTTTAAATTATGAGTTGTATAATTGTATGGTAAATGCTAAAAAGAAATTAGGTAGTAGTTTATGTAAAACTATGGATTTAGACTTAAGAGGAGCTACAACATTTTGGGATTGGATGGCATCTGGAAATGCCAATTTGGATGAATTTATGAAAGAACAAGAAACTAACATAAATGATGTTAATATTAAAGATGGATTATTCGCTGTAAATAAAGTTTTAGATGACAATTCTTCAGAAAATGAAGATGGAACTATGAATAGAGGTCAAGCATATTATATAAAATTTGGGGCATTATTAAATATTATTGAATCTAGATTAAATTTAAATACCGTAAAAGAAAAGGGTAAAAAAGTTACCCCTTATTTTACTTTTGAATTTAATTATAAAGATTTAAAAAATGATAATAATTATATGTTTACAGTACCTGGACAATTTTCTGGAGATCCTAATAAATGTTTAGTTCCATATGTAGGATTAAATACTGAATCTGATATAATTACAATGGATTTACCAGGATGTGAAATTCAAAATGCATTAGTTAACACAGGATGGATAGATCAAGATCATGTTTATTTAAATAAACTAGGTAATGTTTATGTAAATATGAATTATATAGCTCAAACTTTAGCATCAGCAACTCCAGATAATGCAGGTGGTATATCATTACTTCAATTACTTGAAGGAATATTAAGTGGGATAAATATAGCATTAGGAGGAGTTAATAATTTTAGAGTTATATATGATGATAAAGTAGGAGTAGTTAGAATTATGGATGAAATTCCACAAAAATTCGATACTGCTGGGGTTGGAGTAGACCAACCAGTAGAAAAATTTACAAGATTAAATGTTTTTGGTGTTAAACCTAATGCAGAGGGTAGTTTTGTAAGAAGTGTAAATTTAAATGCAGAATTAAATGATCAATTTGCTGCATTAATAGCAATTGGAGCATCTGTAAATGGAGCTCAATTAAATGCTAATTCAACAGGTTTTTCATTTTATAATGCAGGATTAAAAGATAGAATAATTGGATCACCAACAGATACATTTACTAGTGATGCTGGGGATGAAAATAAAAAATCAGTAGAAACTTTAATTGAGGAAAATATTAAAGCTATGCATGATCAAAAAGATAAAGCTGATGGAAACTTTCCTAATAGTTACATGTGGTCTATTTATGGTAACCATAACTTTACTGAAAGTATAACAGGTACAATGCAAGAATATGTTAACCAACATGTAACTTTAATTCAAAGTATGGTTGCCCAAAATATGGAAGAAATACATTCTCCATTTTTTATACCTTTTAATATGAGTATAGATATGGATGGTATTGGGGGTATAAAATTATTTCAAAAGTTTTTAATGACAGAAGAAGTATTACCACCTTCTTATGAAAGAGGATTTGTTGATCTTATAGCTAAAGCTGTAAATCATGATATTAGTCCAGGGGCTTGGGTTACTAAACTCGAAACAATATCTATGCCTAGAAACCCTGAATTAAAACCTTCATCAGCTCCTGCACCTTTAAAAGGTAAATTAGGAAGACCAAAAATAAAGGGTCCAAAAGGACCATTTCCTGTAAAATATTTTAGTGCTGATTTACCTGAAGATCCTAAATTAAGACTAAGATTAACTAGATTAGCAGATGATGGAGAATCAACATTTGGTATGTTTGATATTTTAGCAGAAGATGAAAATACAATTTTATATAGTTTACCATCAATTGAATTGCCTTGGTTAAATAACTTACAAAGAAAAAGTTGTATCCCAAGCCCCGGCCCAGGTGTTAAATGGGCAGTAACTAGTAGGGCTAATTCAAAGTATAAAAAACATTTTTTCCCATTAGGATATGTAAAAACAGAAAGTGGATGGAGAATACCAGGTTCAAACCACACAGATAGAACATATTGTCTAATACATAGATCTCCAGTTGCACCTGGTTGGTTAATGGGTTGTATAGGTCCGGGATTTTTCTTTAATTGGGGACAAAAATACTCAAATGGTAATCCAAAAGGATTAGGATCTAAATATAGAGATCCAGCAGCAGCAGAATCATTTGATGCTCTTCAAAAAATGGTAGGTACTTTATATGATTTAGGAGGATTTTATATGGAAATAGTATGTCTTAACCCTCAAGATGGGGGATCAGGGGCACCAGGATCCCCTGTTTATAAACCATCAGCTAAAACTTTAAATGATAACTTTGTACAAGCATTTATTCAAGCAAGGATTAATGATGGATTAGCTGATCCTAAAAATTTAGCTTCTGGTTGGTAAAATATTATAATTATGGCTCAATATTATCCAAAAAATAGAATAAAAACAAATCAATATACTTATGGTAATGAGTGGTTTGGGGTAAATGATGGATTAGAATATATTGGATTTTATTATATTCTTTCTTCAGGTAAAGCTTATAAGGGCAAATCTCCAGAGGAACAAGGTGGACAAGAAGAAATTCATAAAGTAAAAAAAGAAGGTGAATTTTCAAAATGGCCTGTTTATAAAGATGATGGAACGGGAATAGTTAATTTTTCACAAATAGCAGATAACTATGATGGTCATACATTTGAAACACAATTTCAAGAACCTCAAGATGTAAATGATTATATTAATCTTATAGGAGCTGATGCTACTAAAACAAGATTTATACCTGTATATGAACCTACTTTCCCAACAGATGAAGATTATCAAATAGGATATTTTACTAGATATTTTGTTGTAAAAGAAAATGAATTAGTTTATACAGAAATTTCTAAAAAAACATTTGATGCTTTAGAAAAAGAAGACCCAGAAATGCTTTGGGAATTATATAAACCTTTTCAAATGAGGTGGACGATATCAGGAAGAATGGATGATGTTTTTATTGTTAATAACAATATGATAAAACTAGTAGAAAAACAAATTCAAAGACCTAAATTTAATAGATATTTAACTAATCCTTTAGAATATTATAGATATGTAGAAGGTACAAACTTAATAGCACCTATTAATTTATTAATAGATAAAGATGGAAATGATTATGTAGGACCATACCACATTCATATAGATAAAGGACCTATGGAAGGAGCAAATCATGTTGATTCCCCCCATCAAAAATTATTTTATAAAAGATTTTATGATGACAAAGGAATTGAATTATTAGTAAGTAGTTCTTTTACTTCATCTCCAACTATTACATTAACTGGTGAAGAAAGTTCAATTAATTATAATATTTTAACAGGAAATGACCCTAGTAGTGGTGCAAGTTCAGGAGGTGGAACAGATCCTCAAATGCCTGATGAACAAAAAGATGATGATTATGGAGAACCTGCTGGAGGAGGAACAGAACCAGAACCACCAGGTGAAGGATATGGTGGAGGAGGACAAGGTGGAGGACAACCTGAACCATCGGGACCATCTAACCCGGGTGGATATTAAGATTAATTAAATTTGGATAATTAATCCAATTTTATTATATTAAAAATAAAAGTTATGTTTTGGTTGATTGAAAATAATACTCAATTAGAAAGGTTTTGCAATTATGCTTATAAAAAAGCATTTGTTGAAATAATCCCTTTTAACAATAGAAATCACCCTACTCAAAACAACATATGTGCAATTTACATTAGACCGTTAATAGCGACAAAAGGATTTATTGTGCCCACTTCCCATAGTGAAACATCTAATTTTAATATAAACAATGTGATACAATTATTATCGCAAATAGATATAATATATGTAAGGGATAAAAAAGAATTTTTACATTATTTTCCTCTAAAAAATCTTTTCGACATAACCTTAAACAACCCTCCGTATATACAGGAATTTACACAAGCTCATGAAATATTTATAAAGAGATATCCTAATAAAAGTGATATTAATAGAATAATTCCTATTGTAAAACATTATGAATATTGTGAAAATGTTTTTAATGATTTAAAAGATAGAATAAATGAACCTATAAATGAGTTTTTTAATACTAAAGGTTCAATTGTTTTTAATGCAATAGAAAGAAGTGGATTGAAAATTGATAAAGATGTATTTGAAAAGAATTTTCATGAAATTAATAAAGATTATACACATACTCAGTATAATTTTAAAACAACAACTAAAAGACCAAGTAATAAATTTAAAGGAGTAAATTATGCAGCACTCAACAAAGACAACAATTCTAGAAGAAGTTTTATTACTCGTAATGATCTCCTGTGCGAGTTTGATATTGGCGCTTATCATCCTACTCTTTTGGGTAAACTTATTGGTTGGACGTGGGATGAAGATGATATTCATCAATCCTTTGCAAAAATGTATGGGGTGGATTATCAAAAAGCAAAAGAGCTGACATTTAAACAATTATATGGAGGAATATTTGACCAATATAAGGATTTAGAATTTTTTAAAAAAGTTCAAATATATACTGATAATTTATGGGAAGAGTTTAATAAAAAAGGTTTTGTAGAATGTCCTATTTCTAAACATCGATTTGAAAAGGATAAATTAGAAAATATGAAACCACAAAAATTATTAAATTATTTACTACAAAACTTGGAGACGTCAGTTAATATTTGTATAATGTGGGATATGTTTAAATTATTAAAAAATAAAAAAACAAAATTAATTTTATATACATATGATTCATTTTTATTCGATGTATGTAAAGAAGAAAAAGAGGTTTTAACACAAATAAAACAGTTATTTAGTAACTGGAAATTAAATATAAAAATAAGTTATGGAAACACCTACGATTTTAGATAAAACTCCCAATATGTATATGGTAGACGATTTCGTTGATTTTACGAACCAAAACCTAGGAGATTTGAATAATAAATTATTCTGTACATTTACTACATTAGAAGAATTAAATAATATAATTAATTCTATTACTTCTACTTATGATATAATGTATAATAAGCTATTTGTCTTGCATGTTAAAAGTAATGATGAATATGTATGCACTTATAATATAGATCAAGGAAATGTCAATAAATTACCAGAAAATACAATTTTAGTACATAGAAAAAAAGAAACAAATACACTTTATACAATTAATGCTTTAAATGAATTAATTAAAAAATTAAATGGAGGTGTAGTTGATACAAAGTTCCCTATAACTTGGGAACATTATAAAAATTCAATATTGTTAACACAACATGATGAATTAAAACAATTAAAAACAAAGATTTATAAGATTATTGAACTTTAGGTTGGTTATCTTATAAAAGTTATTTATATTATTAATAGTTATTAAAAAAAAGTTATAAAACATGGACTTAAATGCAATTAAACAGAAGTTAGATTCACTTAACAAGCAATCAAATTACAAAAAAGGAAGTGGTAAAAATTTATTCTGGAAACCATCTGTTGGAAAGCAAGTGGTTAGAGTAGTACCAAACAAGTATAATAAAGATTTTCCGTTTACAGAAATGATGTTTTATTATGGTATTGGTCAAAGAGTAATGGCTTCTCCTAAAAATTGGAATGAAAAAGATCCAATTGTAGAATTTACAAAACAACTTCGTTCTACTAATGATAAAGAAAATTGGCGTTTAGCTAAAAAATTAGACGCTAAAACTAGAATTTTTGCACCTGTTGTAGTAAGAGGTGAAGAATCAGAAGGTGTTAGACTATGGCAATTTGGTAAAGAAGTTTATCAAGAATTTTTAAATATGGCTGCTGATGAAGAAATTGGTGATTACACTGATATTGCTCAAGGTAGAGATATTAAATTAACTACTGTAGGACCTGAAGTTACAGGAACA